CGCTGCTCTATACAGCATATTCGACGTTACTGAAGACTACGAAGTAACAGTAACGTTTGATGATTCTATTGCAGAAGATCAAGCTGCTGAAATTAACAAACAGATCTTACTTGTTACAAGTGGCTTAACAAGTAAAGTAAAAGCTTTGATGAAGATTCACGGAATTTCCGAAGAAGAAGCAGGACAGTTACTAAAACAGATTATAGAAGAGAACAAAATGGCTATGCCAGAGAATGTTGACTTCTTTAATTTAGAAGGGAATCCACAACAACAAACTAACGGAGGTGAGTAATAAATGGCTTTACCTCCAGAAAAATCACAGCAGCTTTCATTATTCGTTGTAGATATTTACAGCGCGATAGAAGAAGAGCTGCTTTTAAATATGGCTAGAATGCTAAAACATGATATGCCTCTATTATTGACGGCTGAAAACGGTGACCAATACCAACATTGGCGCATGGTCCAGTTGAACAAGTTAGGAACCCTAGATAAACAACAATTAGAGACAATTGCACGTCATAGCGGTAAAACGGTAGAAGAAGTAAGAGCGATGCTTAAGGATGCCGGTTCTGCTGCTATTGCTGATCACGAAGACATTTATTCGCAAGCCGTTAAATTAGGCTTATTAGAAGTAGCTCCTCCAATTACTACTAACGCTGCTTTAATCGGTATTCTGAATGCATACGCAAATCAAGCGCTCAGTACCTTAAATCTCGTCAATACGACGATGTTAAAACAATCTCAGCAAATGTATCTAGATGTATTAAATACAACTGTTGGAAAGATGCTTGCTGGTACTATAACGCAGCAACAGGCTGTAAGGCAGACTATTGCAGAATGGTCCCATAAAGGTATTCCTGCTTTTATTGACAAGTCAGGAAGGAAATGGAGCGCGGAAGCCTATGTAAATATGGTATGCCGTTCAACTAGCAATAACGTAGCAAATGAAATGCAGGATGAACGCATGAAAGATTACGGTGTTGATTTAGTTGAAACAAGCAGCCATATGGGGGCAAGACCTAAGTGCGCGCCATATCAGGGGCGCATCTTCTCTATGAGTGGTAAAAGTAAAAAGTATCCTGCATGGTCCACAACTTCTTATGGAGATCCTGCTGGAATACTTGGCGTTAACTGCCGGCACATTAAATACCCTTATATACTTGGCATGTCAACGAAAAGGAATGAACCTCAAGATTACGCTGAGAATGACCGCGTATATAAAGAAAGTCAGAGGCAGCGTCACCTTGAAAGGGATATAAAAAAGGCTAAACGTGAAGTCATGCTATTAGAAGAACTTGGTGATAAAGAGGGCGTTATGTTAGCAAAACAAAAAGTTTCGCAGCGTCAAGCTAACATGAGGGACTTTATTAAAGCTACAGGACGCAGAAGAAGACCTGAAAGAGAAAAAATATATACAGTATAGGAGTGTTTCTTATGAAAACCAAATACCGTTTACGTTTAACAAATATGCAGTATTTTAATGATCTAACACCACCTGCACCGGAAGGAGGTGACACAAGTGTAACACCGCCAGTAGATCCAGTTACTCCACCTATTGTACCTCCAGCAGTTGAACCTCCTGCTCCTGTGACATTTACACAAGAACAGTTGGATGCAGCGAAAGCGGAACAACAATCAGCGCTTTTAAAACAGTTAGGTGTAGAAAACGTTGACCAGTTAACGCAAAAACTAACTGATTGGAACGCGCACCAAGAAACACTTAAAACTGATCAGGAGAAGCAGCAAGAAGCGCTTACTAACTATCAGAATCAAATCAAAGAACAAGGCGACTCATTATTTAATCTTCAAGCTGAAAATGCTGCTATTAAAGCAGGCATTACTGAAGAAAAGAACTTAAATGCAGTTATCGCGCTTGCAAAACCGAAAGTAACTGGTGATGTAGATATCGCCGCTGCTATCGCTCAAGTTGTAGCTGATTTTCCACACTTCAAAGGTGTAGTAGAACTACCAGCAGATACAGGAAAGCCAAAACCTACATTTTCAAACGGTCAACATCAACAACAAACTATGACCGAATCAGAAAAGTGGGCTGCTGCATTCGGAGTTAAAAAGCAATAAATTTTAAACGAGTCATCTTTATAGATGGCTATTTATTTTGCAAAAAAAATCATTTTAAATAAGGAGAGATTTATTAATGGCTACATTAAATTATGCTACGCAATATCAAGAGGCACTTGTTCAAAAGTTTTCAGAAGGTTTATCTTTCGGAGCTTTATACAACACGCCTAACAACTCTATCGTTAAATGGACTGGACCAAAAACACTTCAAATCCCACGCATCAAAGTCGGTGGATACACTGATGTTAACCGTGATGTTGTTGGTAACACTACTCGTCGCGTTGACAACTCTTTCGAACCAAAAACTTTAGGACATGACCGCGAATTCCGTACATTAGTTGATCCGGTTGATGTTGACGAAACAAATATGGCTATAACAATCGCTAACATTACTCGTGTATTCAACGATGAGGAAGCAGTTCCTGAACACGATAAATACATGGCTTCTAAACTATATGCTGAATTCACCGGATCAGGTAAGACGGCTGATAAAACTGTACTTACTGCTGAAAATTTCTTAGAAGTGTTCGATCAAATGATGTTAGAAATGGACGAAGCAGAAGTGCCACAAACGGGTCGCCTGCTTTACATTACACCTGCTGTTAAAAAAATTGCAAAAGCAGCTAAGGATTTACAACGCACGTTAGATATTGGTGGTACTGCTCAAAAGGGTGTTAACCGTAATGTATACTCTCTAGATGATGTAACTATCATCACTGTACCATCTACAAGAATGAAAACAGCTTACAACTTCACGAACGGAGCTGTACCTGATGGAACTGCAAAGCAAATCAATATGATCTTAATTCACCCACTGGCTATGGTTGCTCCACAGCAATATGAATTTGTAAGTTTAGATCAACCGAGTGCAACAACAGGTGGCAAATACCTTTACTACGAGCGTAAATATTGGGATGTATTCATCTTAGGCGCTAAAGTAGATGGCGTAAAATTCAATATTACTTCTGCATAAGAGAGGCTTTTATAGCTTCTCTTTTTCTCTTATACAAGAAAGGAATGATGTAAATGAGTAACACGGTAAAAGTAAAACGTTTAAACAAAGTATTAAACATTGATAAAGACTTCTTACCTAGCTATCTGAATGACGGTTTCGACCAAATTAACGACGAAGGCAAAATCATTAAACGTGCTACTGGTGGCCGTAATATCTCGGTACAAGAGTATAACCAAGCACTTGATAAAATCGATGAGCTAGAGGCAGAAGTTGCAGAGTTAAAGGCACCTAAAACAACTGCTAAGAAGTAGGTGATTACATGCCTTATATAACTGTCGATTATTACAGAAACGAATATGAAGGGACTCCTATCGCTGATGATGTGATGCTGAAACGGATGATAAAAAGAGCCTCTGATGTAATTGATCAAATGATTCATTACAAATTAGAAGGTGTTGATTTTGATTCAGTAGCTCCATTCATTAAGAAACAAGTGATGAAAGCTACTGCTGCACAGACTGAATTTATAGCGCTATACGGAGAAACATCTTCAAATGTCATGGTAGAAACGCCTGTTATGCAGGTTGGTAAGTTCCGTTATGGATTATTAAGAGGAGGTAAGTCTGAAGGTGGAACAACTGTCGATCCTAGTTTCTCACACGGAGCGATCAAGTTCCTTGAGCCTACAGGATTACTTTACAGTGGGGTGGGGACGCGATGATTAATATCATTCCTATCCCACTGCACATGTTACCTCATACCGTTGAGTATCACGAATACATTGGTGAAGATGATACTTGGGGCGGTTCAGCTGCTTCATATGCTACGCCTATTGTTATTGAAAGAGTGCGTGTGCAACCCAATGAAAGGGTGTATAACGCTACAACGGGTGATAGTGTGACATTCCAGTCAATATTATTTCATGACTCTATCAATTCAACTCACCCTAATCAGATTTTTAAAGAGAAATCAAAGATTGTGTGGAACGGAAAGGAAATGTTTATTAAAGAAGTTGAGCCTCTTTATACAACAAATCCTAATAGACCACACCACACGGAGTTGTATCTCCGATGATCAGGGTTAATGTACAAATTGATACAGCGCAAATAGAGTCAAATGTTATGAGGGCTACTGAAAAAGCGCAATTCGCTTTGGATGAACAAGTACTGAAGGATAGCAATTTCTATGCTCCGGAGGATACTACAGAGTTAAAACGATCCGGAGTGAGATTCAGTAGACCTGGTGAAGGTTATGTCGGATGGGATACGCCATATGCAAGGCGGTTGTATTACAATCCGCAATATAACTTTTCTAAAGACGTGAACCCTAATGCTCAAGGATTATGGTTCGAAGTAGCTAAGGCTGCCCATTTAGTCGATTGGAAAAGAATCACAGAACAAACAATGAAAGATAATTTGTAGGTGATTACATGAAATGGTTAGTAGAAAGTGTGATTAATCATTTGAATACTGTTTTACCTCCGAATATTGTTTACGCGCCTATCAAAGCTAATGTGTTAGATGTAGGAACTAACAATGAGCCGAGAAAGAGCATAGCTTTGCGGATTATCCCGTCTGCTCCTGGTCAACAGTATTTCGAAGGTGAAACAATTCGCAAACAGTTTCAAATACTCGTTAAGAGTCCTGACGGTTTAGAAGCGATGTCTAGTATTGAAGCTATTGCAGACGAGCTTCACAACCTCCATATGCGTAGTTTTCATAACATTGGTGATTCTTACAATCTCATTAATATGGAAAAGTATGTGGAGCCTAATTGGGTCGATAAAACAGAGGCGAACGAGCAAATATATACCGCACTTTTTAGTGTGGAATTAGAAAGAGGAGGTAATTGATTTGGGAAAAAATCAAGGGTTTTTATTGAATCATGGTTATAAGTTTGAAATTAATGCTACATCTACTTCGGAAGTACCTGCATGGGAACTAATTGCTGCTGGTATTACATCTGTAGATCCTGATAACAATGAAGAATCGGATGAAAATTACTATTACGATGGTGGTGGCGCTGCTGAACGTGATATTACAGGTTTTATGATGTCCTATGGATTTGAAGGGCATCGAAAATATGGAGATAAAGCACAGGATTTTATCTTTAGTAAAATTCATAAAGTAGGTCCTGAACGAAAAGGTGAATTCAGAGTAACCGAACCGAACGGTGATGTATGGGAAGGTAAAGCGACTATTTCTGAAATCAAAGCTCCTGGTGGAGATGCAAACTCTAAGGGTGAAATTGAATTTACAATCAGTTTTGACGGAGTTCCGAAATTTACAAAAGCAGCAGCTTAATTCTATTGAAAGAGTCGTTAATGCGGCTCTTTTTTCTTTAAATAAATTATATGAAACGGGAGATGGAACAGAATGACACAATTTAAATTTGAGTTTAAAAAGACATATAAAGAAGTGGACGTTGCAGGTAAATTATTCAAAGTAGAATTCAATGATGATGCTTTAAATCGGTACCAAAAATCTTTAAAACGTTTTAAGGATTCTACAAATGAACTGCAAAATTCAATTACTGATTATGAAAAAGCTACTGACGAAGAAATTGACGCATCAACAGAGAAGCAAAAAGAAATTACAAAAGATGTTGTTGATACTTTCTTAGGTGAAGGTGCTTTCGAAGAGTTGTATGATATCGCCGGAAGAGCAGTTGCTAATCTATTGGGTCTTGTACATTACTTACAGGATATTTACGTTGAAGAATCTATGAAAACTGCTGAAAAGTCACAGTCTAAATACTTAGCAAACCTTAAAAAGTAAGGTGATCAGTAATGTTTAAACTTACTGATAGAAACAGAGATGTTTATACATGGGCAGGTGTCGATATAGAGCTGAACCTGTCCTTTGATAACATCTTGAAAATAATGGAGTTGTTCGATGATACGACAGTAGCAGATAGAGCTAAACCAAACATAGCTCTTATGATGATTATTGTTGATCATAGGATATTAGAGCAACTTGACTGGCGCCATAAAGAGCAACTTATTATCGATGTATTTAAAGATAAACTGAATATCAATATATCTTCAGGTAAGAAGAAAAATGAAATGACGGAAGCAGTAGGAGATGTAGGTGATGAAAAAACGCCGGAAATACCTATTGTTAACTTCACACTAGATGCAGAAATGATTTTTGCGTCTTTTTTGTATGACTATGGAATCAATTTGTTTGAGCAACAAGGGATATTACAGTGGAGTGATTTCCTAGCTTTATTTAATAACTTGTCCGAAAAGACGCCGATGCGCACAGCGATACACTATCGAACTTGCGATATACCTGAGAAGGATAAACATAATGCAGAAGAAAGAAAACATATCAAAAAAATGAAAGAACGTTATGAACTTCCTGAAGCCAAAAAAATTCGAGAAGCAATAGAACTAAAAGCCTTCCAAGATCGTATGACAGCGCAAAAGAACATGCTGAAAGGTAGGTGAGATAAATGGCTGATGGTCACGTTAATATAGATACCCGGCTTGAAACTGGTAACATCCGCAGAGATGTACAACGCGTTAACTCTGAATTAGGACGCATCGGA